CTTCTTTCTTTTGGCGCAAAAGATCACGATATTTAGCGTATGCTTGGCTTGCTGCCTTTGTATCTCCAGCCTTAGTAAATTCTGCGACAGCGGCACGAGCGCCTGCAATTTCGTCATCTAAGTTAAATGTCGCGCCAGAACGCATGCCCATGTAGCGAGCTGTAGTTTCGGCTGTCACTTCTTCTGCCGATCGAGATTTTAGCCGGTATGCGTCCAAGGCTTTTTGTTCAGCGTCAGAAATAGTTCCCTGACGCTCTAGCGCCTCAAGAACTTTTACCGCCTGCTCAATGCGGCCCGCCTCTGCTGGGGTCATTTGCTCAGCCATATCAGTTCCCCATCAGAATTTTCATAGCCTCGTCACGCCCCATGGTCGGAGCAGCCTGCTCAGATTGGCTGCGGAACATTTCAAGCGGGTTCTGCAGTGCGTTTAGTTTGTCAAAATATTCTGGAACCGTAATTCTGTTTGTCATCAGATCCTGAGCGATCATCGCGCGCTGGATGTCATATTGAGAAATGTTGTTGAGTGTCTGCAGGATAAGCCTGTTGCCTTCTGGTGTGTTCACAAGGCGAGGCAGGCTGCGCTTGAATAGCTCAAGGTCTGCGTCAGACATCGGACCAGACCCAGGCTGGCGCTGCTGCGGGACTAGCTGATTGATGATAGCCTGGGCCGCTTCAGCATCAGAGGCGCCATCAAATTTAATTCCAAGATTGGCTGCAGCCGCAACAAACGCGCCACGCCCACCCTGTGGAGCGTTTTGCAAAATATCACCAAGAATGCCGTAAGATGCCATGTTGCGCTGAGCAATAGAGCCTGCCTGCTGCAACGCAACAGCTTGCTCGCCTACGCCTTTCCCGATCACCTTTTGCATTTCGGTTTCACTCTTGTCACCAACATTTACTGTCGTGCCGCTTGAAACCCAAGCGCGAGCCTGTTCTGGCGTCATCCCTTGAGATATTGCGTATTCGTAATTTTTCTGAAGTGCAGTTCGGTCATCATCAGCAGCCGTAGTCGCAATTTTCAGCGCACCTGTTACGTCTCCAGTGCCTTTAGCATAATCAAGCGCTTCTGCAGCACGAGCATCCCCAGCAATGGCTTGCTTTTCAAGATAAGCCAAAGTTTTGTTTAGCTCCGCAGTTTCCTTCCGCTCACCGCGACGCTCCTTCATCTGCGCAGACAGCACAGCCGACAGGTTGGGATCGGGGTCAAGGCGCATGCTGTTAAGCGCCATGGCCAACGCCGCCATCCTGTCTGGGTCGCCAAAGAAGTTGCCAAGCAAGCCGCGTGGCTGCTCAGGCTGCTGACCTTGCGATTGCATTTGCGCCTGCTGCGCGATCTGATCGGGTGTCACAGTCCCGCCTCCTTTGCCTAATGCTGCCATCGTGTCGTCGGCTCCAGAGGCCGCTGCGCTGGGTTTTGATGAGGATGCTGGCGTTGCATAATTTATGTCTAAAAAGTTTGCGCCGGCCAGTGCTGACTTCAAGTATTCAGGGGTTGTGTCAGATTTCCAATTTGGCCCCCATGTGCGCTGCGGCCCTACGTCAAAATGCAATGAATTTGCATAACCGCCGAACCCGCGAAAACCAGCTTTTACTCCAGCTTTAATAAGTGCATCAATTTCTTGCGGCGGCATGCCAGCAGTAGGAATGTCAAAAGCATTCCCGTGCAAATGCTGAGAGTTTTTAGCGCCTTTTGCGCGCCTATTTGTCTCTGGGTCGCGGTATGCGCTGCTAATAGGTATGGGCCTGCCCCATATCTCATTTATACGCTGCCAAGCCGCGAGAGCCTGCGGAGACATGTTCGCAAGGCCAGCCATCAAGCGGCCTCCACCAGCTCGCGCATCAAGTTAGCATAGTGAACTTGCAGGTAGCCATCATTGCCGCGGCTTACGTGCTGCGGGTGCGTTTTCTGCAGCTCGTCTGCCATCACGCCAAAGGTCGGCTGCGCCGGATTAGCTACGCGCTTGCCCTCGTCGTTCCAGTCCCAGCTATAGAAGTTAACGCCTTTAAACTGACCTTTGTGCTGGATGTTGGTTTTGAGACGCGGGTCTGACTTCCCTGCAAAGTTTGTTCCACTTGCGGCTGTTGCGCCAAGCGTAGCGTAATCAAACAAGCCAGGCTGCCTGCTAGTCGTTTGCGTAGTTGGATACTGAGCTGCGCCAAGCGCCTGCAGCGGGATGTTCAGCGAGTTTAGGGGTGCGCCGACAAAGCCTTGATATTGACCACGAGCTGCATCAATTAGCTGCTGCTGCAGTGCCTGCTGCAATGCACCCTGCTGCGCCTGCTGACCCATGATCTGCATGCCCTGACCGAAGCCAAGGTTCGATAGCTGGCCAAGCTGAGATGCTGCGGAAATGCCAAGCTGGCCACGCTGCAACGCCGCAGCCTGATTTAGCCTGCTTGCCTCAAGACCAGCCTGCTGGTTAGCCAATGCGGCCTGCAGCGCAGACTGCTGGCCGAACTGCGATGCTTGGTTTGCAAAGCCAGCATTTGCCAAAGCTGTCTGCATCTGGTTGGCCACATCTTGCTGAGACGCACCAAGGGCAGTCTGAAATCCTTGCTGACGAAGACCTGCAGCCAACTGGCCGCCTTGGCGGGCAAACGCCTCGTTAGTCAACGCTTCGGCCACACCTTGACGCGAACCGCCAAACGCTCCAGCCTGCGTGGCCTGCGCCCCAAGCTGGTTCATTTGCATCTGACGCTGTCGCTCCAGATCGGCCATCGACGTGTCAATAACCTGCTGGGTATATGGGTTCATGTATGTGCCGATGCCACCTGCGGCAGTCCCAACAGATGCTGCGGCGGGATTATACCCAAAAGATTGATTTACGGACTGCGCTCCGGCGGTAGGAATATCCATCCCAACAGCGCCAGACGCCGCACGCTGGGCTTGGCCTAAAGCCGACGCAGATCGCGTAAACACATTACTTTGCGCTGCGGGGGTCGGCATCGGTTGCCCGGTAGTGGGGTTTGCAGTAACCTGCGGATTTGCTGCGCCTGCCATCTTATCGCCCCATCATTGTGCTTGGATTGTAAAGCGGCGTAGAAGCTGGCCTGCCGTCTTCGCCGTAAATTGTGCCAGCATCATTTTCCGTTCCGATCATCTCTGGTGAAAACGGCGGGTTTGGACGCTGCCCGGTTACGGGGTTAATGAACATGTTGCGGATAAAGTCGTATTGGGCGGGCGCGCGCTGTTCCAAGTTTGCCAATGCAGCCTCGTAAATCGGGGCCGCGCTGTAGCCATAGCCACCGCCAGCAAGTTGCTGGGCCTGCGGCATGCCCTCCATGCCAGTCATTCCGCCGCCAGATAATCCATAAGCGCTGGCCGCGTTTCCAACATTTTGAAAAGCCGACTGCTGCATCGGCGTAAATGCCGCAACATCAGGGCCAAAGTATGGAGTGTATCCAAGCTGAGAAATCTGGTTCGCGCGGTCCAAATTCGCTTTTGTTGCTGCCTCAATGTATGGAGGCACGCTTGCCGTCTCTGTTTTCGATCCGCCTTTGCCGCCGCTCATTGGTTTTTCTCCATTACATACAGGGTTGGCTTGAAGCCGAATTTGCCCATCAATTTCGTCCAGCCCTTACGGCCTGCCAGTGTCATGCTGCTGCATCCATTCATCTTGCCCCACTCCCAAGCGCTTTCGATCATCTCAAACAACTCTTTGCGCTTACCAGAGCCAATGAAAACATGCAGAACTTTTTTGCGAGGATAGCAGATTATCTCAGTAATGGCCACAGTTTCGCCGTTGGCCCACATTTGCATGCGCCCCTCAATAACTGCCCATGCCACATCCTCAAATAAATGGGTGCCGCCACTATATTTTAGGGCGGCTTCAATTTGCTTCTGATAGTCACGTATGTCCGGCGTCACGCCCTGATCCTCGTTACAGATAAAGATGTCGATGGGGCTGCTGGGGCATAAGCCGTGGCAGGCGTAGCGTGCAAGTAGCCTGACGTGCTGTCCACTGCCCACATTGCCTCGAGGTAATCGCCAGCGCTGACCTGAAATATCGCCGTGCGCGAAATTACCGTCGTGGCGTTGTTCTGGTGCAAGTTGGCAACCATCGTGCTGCCCGGCACGTCTACGCCGTTGATGCGCGGCCAAAACCGAAACCCCACAGTGCTGCCGGACGTGGATGTGATCTGCGCCGAAAAAGCCAGCAGATACGTGCCGCCTTCCTCAAACACGATGCGGCTGGCAGGCGATCCAAGCGAAATGCCGTCAGACATTGGCGGCGTGTCGTAGGTGATCGCGTATGCTGTGTCTGCAGCCGCAGCGGTTATGTCATTATCTTGGCCAAAGAATGCATAACCATCAGCCAACACGATCTGCCGCCACTCGCCGCCTTTGGAAACAACAGGATAACCGTTGGCTTCGTCCCAAAGAAACACGCCGTCATCAGAAGCGTTATCAGTATCACGCTTGAACCGAATGCGATCCAAGTTCCTGCGCAAGAAAATAGTCAGATTTCGGCCCCAAGTTAGCAAGTCAGGGCCGACAGGTGGCAGTGACGGGGCGCTCATCTGCGGCCTCGCGGAACAGCATCAACGCGCATTGTCCCAACTCGCCAATTAGCAAGTCTTTCACCCTCAACTCGCATTCTGACTTGTCGCCCGCTAAACCGAACGCTGGTTGGGTTTGCCATTGAATATGGCCCATACGTGCGCTCTGTGTCTGTTGGGTAAAAGCGTGTTTGGAATGTCGCTGACACGTCGCCAAGAGTTTTTTCATCAGGCACCAGCTTGGTGACAGACATTGTTTGGTCGCCGCTTCCGATGCTGATTGGGCCGCTCTCCGCATAGATCGTTGCGCCATCGTAGTTCAGCCCAACTTCATGCTCGATCAAGTTCCCGCTTGGATCGGCCATGAATGGATACTTAAACACGCCTCGGTCAACGCCAGCCGTGCGAGATAACTGCCCAACCATCCAATGGTTTTCTTTAAAATCAAACGCAACGTAGCTGTCAATTTCAGTTGATGCAGACGATGCGTAGAACCACCAAACCTCGCCTTGCTCACCCTGAGAAAGCGCCCATGTCTTGCTGACTTGCGCTGGGTTTATGTTGCCAAACACATAGTCATGCACTTCGCATGGAACTTCCTGCACCGTTGTGCCGTTGAACAGGAAAAAACCGTTTGGACCCATCCAAAAAACACCCGCATCGGTAGACGCAACAGCCTTGCGGGCAATCAGCCCGCAGGATGTGCCGACACGCTCAAACCCATAAACAAACGGAGGCCCAGTGTATGTTGCCGTGTATGCATCGAGGTCAGTCAAAATCAACGATTGCCCTCTGGTGCGGACGCCAGCCATAATTTGACCGCTTGTTTGCAATTCAATGTCGCCAGCCTCGTTTGTGGCTGTTGGCGTCCATTCCGTGTTGTTCTCACGGTCACACCACTGCACTTTGCGTGGGTTTCCACCAGCGCCCAACGCAAACAAAAAGCGTTCTTCTGTCACCATTATGCCAAGGTTGTCAGTCGGCGCATTTGCTACAAGCGCAGCGTCGTTGGCAACATTTAGCTGCCACTCCCAAATGTTACCATCGGATGGGTTGCAGGCAACCAAATACTGCCCGAAGTTATCAAGCGACCAAGTTGTGGCTTCCGAAGTATTGCCAGTATCCGGGCGCGCCGTGCCGTAAAAAGCAGTTCCATAAAACCCACCGCCGTAGCCAGTGTTTACAGCCGCATCAAGAATGCCAGCCGTTAAAGCTGCAGGTGTAATGTCCGTTACAGTTCCAGACGCATTAATGACAAACAATTTGTCATATGTGCCAGCAGCAACCCATCGGGCGTTGCCGTTGTCTTGCCACGTCGCCATGCCCCTTGGAGCCGCATTAAAAGCTGCATCAACCCGCGTGCGCCAGCCGCCAACAGGGCGCAGCGAACCATCCCGCCACCGGACCAGTGACGCAGACAGCCATCGGCCAGACGCCTCGTAATCAGTGCCGTTAGCGTAGACGCCGGGCGGTATATCAAGTGCAATCAATGGCATCTTTTGCTACCTTTGGTTTACATGTTGTATTCGTGAATAGTGTCAGTGACACTGTCCACAATATACATCTTACGACCATCATCACGCATGAATATACCATTAGGAGTAATCCCACCCGCACCAACATCTAAAGAAACATTGCTGTATGATGCGGTCGTTACATCCCAATCTGTGCTAAGATCGTATTCTTGGACGATCCCATCAACGACATTTGTCGCATACATCTTTAATCCATCCGGCTTAAACCAAATGTCTCTAGGGCCAGTATTTTGCAAAACAGTAGATGCAAAACCAGCATAAGATGCACTACCAAGAAACCAAGGTGATGACGTATCCCATTGGTTAACATTGTTTACAGAACCTGTTTGGTCTTCTGCTATATAAAACCTAGAGCCGTCGGGTTTAAAAAATAAACCATACGGAAGAGGGACTTGGACACCAACATTGATATTAGTTAAGGCACTTTTAGCGCCAATATCCCAAGCATTTGTTAAAAAATATGCATATATAGTGTCATCTCCAGATGACATAATGTAAATATATTTTCCGTCAAAACCCCCACCATCTCCTCTTATAAATATGCCAGTTCCATTTGATGCGCTAGAAACAAAACTTCCCTTTATGTAGGTAGCTGTTGAAATATCCCAAGCCACTGAAAGATCATACTGACGAATAAATGGAGCCGATCCGCTTGTAGCCAAAACAAACATAACAAGCCCATCAGGCTTAAAAAACACATTGGTTGCACCAGTTATAGTCAAACTCTGCTTGAGCCGCGCACCTTTGATATTCCACGCAGGCTTATTTACTGCCGACAATAGCGCGCGCGAAATACTCATCAGGACATCTCCTGACCTGCTGTAAAGCCATACCAAGACGTTCCGCCGTCATGGGTAAACAAGACGATTACATCAACGTCACCAGAGCCAGTTGAAACAATCGGCGCCTCCCCAAAAGGCCACTTGACCGATGCGGGCCACGCTACCGTGCGCGCCGTGCTATCCTGCACAATCTTTACAGTCGCGCCATAAGCGACGCCGCTTGTCGGCACATTACTGAACGCAAACGTGGTGTCCTCTGATAAGGTGATGGAAAAAACAGTTGCCGAGCTGCAATCAATGGTTGCCATGCCTGACGATGATGTAATTGACGCAAAGCCTTCGTTCAAAGCATCAGAAATTGTAAAAGAACCGCCAACTATCAGGTTACCGCCAATCGTGGCGTTGTTACTGGCATCGACAGTCACAACCTTTGACGCTTCAGATGTGCCAAGCGCTGATACATCAAGATAAGCAAGTTGGGCAGTTGTAACGCCACCCAACAACGTATCCAGATCATCCCAGTTATCATTCAGCTTAGTTCCCCAAGTGTCCTCGGACGCGCCAACTTC